CGTTTTTGCGCCAGATACATTTCTCTGTAAGCCTTGCGCTTTTCAACATCGGTTCCACGGTTCGCCTGGCAGTAAGAGGACACCGCCGTAATGATTAACGGGTCAGTGTCCTCAATTACCACAATGCCGGATAGCTGCAAATCCGCTTTTGCCGATGCTATTAAGTTTGTAAATTCGTCATTATACACATCGGACGCTATGCCCAATGCGGTTTTAACAGCTTCTAGCATTTAAGCCCTCCTATTCAGCGGCCATCAGCCCCGCCGCAATCAGCGCGTCGAGCAGTGCCTTAAACTCGGCAGCAGTCGGCGTATCCCCGGCGGCTTCCGGCACCTTGGTCATGCGCTTGATTTCGACACCCTGATAAATCAGCTTGCCGCCGATGACGGTCGTTTCGCCGCCCTGTTCGGTGTAATTTATAGTGTTATAACTCATGTTTTACCTCCCTCTGGTTATTTCGGAGGGGCGACAATTAAGCCGCCCCGTAATTCAAACGCGATTAAGTGGCGGACATTACCAGAGTGGCAAGCCCCTTATTGTCCATAATCTTGCTGTCAAACTCAAACCATGCGACAACACCCAGCGCGTGCTGCGTGGCGTATTTTTCCGTCAGCACCTGAATGTCGATGTTCTCCCTCATGTTGCAGGCCAGAGCCGCGTAGTCACCGTAGAGAATAGCCTTGGCAGCGCTATCAATCTCGGGCATGCTGTCAGACAGATGTACAGGCTTGCCGAGCAGACGATAGGGGAAGGCAAGCGAAGCGTCGGGCTGGAGCATATAGGAACCGTCAGCGTATTTCAGCTTCTTGATAGCCGTAAACGTGCTGGGAGCCATCGTCCAGCAGGCATTGGCCTGCCATTCGCTCGACACCTGGTCCTGAAGCTCAATAAGCTTGTCGGCGGAGATTGCGGATGTAGAACCTGCAAGCAGGGTGTTGGTGGTGGCGAGAGCGCCGGTGTTCTTGCTCGCCTGACCGTTGAGCAACTTGTCCTCAAGGAACCACGCAATGCGGCGGGACATCTCGTTGACGATGAAGTTCACCACGTCGATGTCTGCGTTATTGATAACGCTCTTGCCGATAAGCACCAGCGCACCAGCAAGGAATCCGCCGAGGTCTACAGACGTGAACGCGCCGGCATCTGCCGTCAGTTCGGTAAATTCGTCGGAGAAGGCCACATTGATGTTATGATTTGCATCGTCAGCGCCGAGCTTGTCACCGTAAACGGGGATTTTTAGCGTGCCCTTGACATGGAACATCGTCACGCCGGAGAAGATGGGGCAGATCTCTTTAACCTGATTGATGATGCGCTTTGCAATAGTGCTGGGGATAATCGCGCCGTTGTTGCCCATCGTGATGTTCTGCGGAGTCGCAGTCTTGTCAACCATCGAGCGGACATAGCCAGCAAAAGCCTTAACGTCGGCTTCCTCGGCGGTTTCTGTCTTTTCGGTAGGCTTGGTGTCGGGCACTTCTGCTTGTTCAGCCTGAAACAGCTTCTCGGCTATTTCGTACTGTGCCTGCAAATCTTCAATCTCGGTCATGCAACCCTGTGCCTTTGCGGTTTCATTGGCTTCGAGAAAACCCTTTGCTTCGGTCTGCTTTGCTTCTATTGCCGCGAGAAGCTCGCGCATCTTCTTATTCATGTATTTTTTCCTCCAGTTTTAATTTAGATTTTTTGGCAAACAAAAAAGCACCGACATTCTCAATTGAGAGCGCCAACGCTTCATTATTGCCATCGGGTTCTTCAGTTGTTTCTTCAATCGGCTCGTCGCCGTATGCCTTTGTAACTCCCGCGTTACGCTGTGCCGGTACTGCGACGAACGACAACTCATAGGCGTCTTTTGCACCCTTGAGCGCGAAATAACAAATCTTTCCGTCATACTCGCGTCCGTTAAAGTGCTTGCAGTAGCTTTCTCGGTTGTCCAGCCCGCAAATGGAGCAGACCGCCGATTTAATGCTACAACCGATTGAGACTTCCTTTGTGATTCCCGCCTCAATCGCGGCTATAATTTCCGCGTTGCTTTCCGTCTTGAGCATATAGCACTTAGCGATTAATTGTGTGTACTGCTCGCCGCTTTTGGTTGTGCCATCACTTACTCTTAACTCTGTGTCGTAAATCCTTGCCACTTGGTTTTTGCTCGTCCATCGGTGGTCTGAAATAACCGTTTTGCCCTTGAACAGTTCCGCTAGTTCTTTCAGAGTTTCCGCGGGGAAGTATTCAAAATCTCGGTCAACTTCGTTGTCGCAAATCGCAACCTTGAACGTGAACACCTGTTCCGCTGATAACTCTTTGATTGCCAGCTTATTGATTTTCTCCAGTTCATCATCGGATATTGCCAGCTCCGACACACTGGCATATTTCAGTATTCTGTCTTTCACCGTTTACCCCCTCTCGTTTATATCAGCAACATAAAACTACCCGCTCATGCCGCCACCTCCTGCATAAGCCGCGCCAGCATTGGTAAGCGGCACCATCGAGCCGTTGACGATAAGTACATCGCCGCCCGGCCTTGCTTCCTTGTCTAAAAACGCCCTGGCTTCGTTGGCCGTGTATATGCCATTAGAAACAGCCTGCGAAAGCGTTTCAACCTGTGTTTTCTGGTCCGCTCTCAGAATAACCGCAACATTAAATTTAAAATAATAGCCGTCTGCGATTTCATCAGCAGATAAGAGTTTGTGTGACAGCTCTTCCTCGTACTGTTTGAGGATGTAAAGCAATGTGTCAACGTAAAAAGATAATTGCTGTTGCTCGGCGGCGGCGTAGCTTGCCTTTTCGTAGTCGTTTATCTGGTTCGGTTTGATGCCAAACGCAGCCGCAATCTGCAGGGCAGAATACTTTTTCAGTCCTAAAAACTCATTGTCCGCAAACTTCGTTGAGAACGGCGTGAGCGTTGTCCCGAAAGCGACGGGGATAACATCCTTTAGGCCGCTGTTGCCGTCTAGGAAGTCCTGAATGCGCTGTCCGTATCTCCTTTCATTCTCAGGAGAAGCCTCGCCGGTGTACTGGAGTACGGCCTTGCCGGTGAATCCACTCTCATAAGCCTTATTGAGCATCGACTGCGCTTTTTGGTTGCCGGTAAGGGTGTCTGCGAGTATTTCTCTCACAGATTTGCCCGTGATGCCGTCAAAGCTTGTCGAGGAACGGAAGTGCAACATGCTGTCGTGCGGGATTTTGTACTGCTTCCCGTCCTTATGGGTGTAGACGTACCAAATGGCGTTATTTGCGCCCCACACGCCGCTGTCATCGACCCACACCTTCACGCTGTCGCTCGGCAGAATCCAGAGTTTAGTTTTTTGCCCCGCGCCTGTTATCCAGACATATGCGTTGCCGTAGTGGTTGCGGTTATATTCAACCGTGCTCCAAAAGTGCGTCGCTGTCATATACGGATTCGGGCGGCTACCTACCACGGCGTAAAGGGGGTGTTTGTACGCTTTGACGACCCCGTCTTTTTCCGTATGCTGCTGTAATTTCAATGGCAGTTTGCCTAGTGTCTCACCGAGGATTTTCAAACAGGCGAAATATGTAGCCTCGGATAACTTGCTTGAGTCTGTGGTGCTAACGCCAAGAAAATCCAGCAATGTTTGAGCTGTCATCGATTCGCCCTTTTCAGCCCGGCGTTTCCAAAATAAAGCCAATGTATCACCCCATCAAGTCCATAAATTTGCCTATGCTTTCGTCAAGGTCAATCTTCGTTGCTGGCTTCATCGCTATTACATGAGCGTCAATCGCCGCATCGACGGGGTCAACTCGCTTGTATCGTTGCCCAGGTTCCTTGTCGACCTTGATTTCCCCGAATGAGTTCTTTACCACCTTCGCATTGACAAAAGACCATATCAGCAATCCGTTGTTTTTGTCATATTCGACATCGCCCTGTTTAACCAGTAACTGCAAGTCTGCTGTCGCATCGTTTAACACCCTAGCAGACTGCCTAATCTCCGTAACAGGACAGCCGAATGTCACAAGCTCATGTAAAAAGCCGTCCGCATTATGCGGGTCATAGCCTATGCCCTTCAGTTTCAAGTCATGTTTTTCAACCACTTCTCGCAACTTTTGGATGATGAACATATAATCGTTCTTGTAATCGCTCACACCGCCCGTAACGGTTATCAGCCCTTCCTTTTCCCATATGTCGTAAGGTGCTAAATCTGATTTTATATGCTCCTGCAATCTCGCTCTCGGCATAAATGAGTGTGACCATAAATAATATTTCTGTCTGCCATCTTCAATAAACGGAATTTCTAGTGCAAGCGTGGTCAAGTCACCGCCAGAGGATAAATCAAGTCCGGCATAGCATTCGCGCCCAGCGAAATAGTCAAGCGTTCTGTCCGACCCGCAGTTTCTAAACGCCTCAACATCGATGTACTGATTGTCTGTTTGCTGTACCCACATATTCATGCACTTCGTGAGGTAGTCGGCTAACTCCATGCCGCCCATATCTTTTGCGGTCTGTGCTTCTGTGCGGAGCGTTTCCATTCCGCCCTCCGTTCGTGCCAGTAGCGGGTTTGCCTTTATCCAGTTTGCCTCATCAAATGGATCGTCGCCATCATCCAGCGTGTAAATGTCCACAAAAAAATCCTCGGCGGTTACCGTACCGTTGAGGATGTTCAGGCAGTAGCTATCCATTTCATAACAAAAACTATTTAAGTCTCTGCCCCTTGTGGTTGTCATGCTGTTCAGCGTCTCGTTGAGCGCTCTAGTGCCGTTATACAGCGCTTTATATATCGAGTTATCCTTGTGCTGGTGTATCTCGTCTATGCTGTTGT